TTCGATGAGCTTAGGATCTACATCGCGAGAGTCCCGAATTCTAATGAACACAGGGAATCTAACACGGCCATCACTTGTCAATCCGTCACCAGTCAATGGATCAGGTTGTCCTTCCATCTCGATGATTCGTCCAATCCATGAATCCTGATCAAGATTAATTTCAGCCTTTAACTTATCAGTAAACCCCCCTGCAACTCGAGTCACGATGCCATTTGACAGAATGACCTCAAAACCGCCCCACAGGCCTTCTCTTTTCGACCCTCGGCGACCTTCATAACTGCCCACAATAATTCCTTCAAACGTTTTAATTGGTTTTAGTTTTCTAATATTAGAAGATCTTTTAAAGATGTACGGAGCGTCAAGATCCTTCAACATGATACCCTCATATCCAGCATCGGTGTCTGTCATGTATGCCTTGAGTAGCTCTTCCTCGTTATTCACGAGTCGACCTGGAACTTGTACGATCACAGGATTGCCGACCTTCCCCACAAGTTCGGCGACGAGATCTACACGGTCTTTTAGACCAAGGTCGCTGTGTTGGTCTCGCCAGTCAGAGAGGTGAAGGGCATCAAACACATGGAAGATCATGCCTAATCATCCTTTCCTTTCTTGTGAGACATCACAACAGAAGCCGAATCATGCCACGTTTCACCCATGACTTCCCCGTCGAGAACAAAGTCGTTCCAGGGGGCTTTCTCTAGTACAGATTTAATTCGAGGCAACGTTTCAAGAACATTTCCATTTCGGGTAAACATGGTTACTTCTCCGCCATGTTTCACCGCCACGCAACGTAGACCATCCAACTTCGGTTCTACTCGAATTGGATAGACTACCTCATCTTCGATGATGATTCCTTTTCCATCCTCGTATCTCGTCGACAAACTTTCTGCAAGTTGCACTGAGAATCCAACGACAGCGCCGGGCCATACCTTGTTGACAGTGGTCGACTGGACACCACACCGTAGGTTCTTCAGGAGGATCCTGAGACACCATTTCTGCTGAGAATGGGTCATTCCTCCGAAGATGTACTGAACAAAATCCTTCGCTGCGTTTCCGGTTTTCTTCCGGGTCGCAAGGTTCTCGTAAATTTCATCAAGGAATTGTTCGACAACGACGTCATCGTCACCTTGCCCCTCCGCCGCCGGCATCTTGAACTTGTTCACATAGAAGTTGAGATACGGATCGCCCACCGTAACGAAAACCTTCTTGAGGAGATCATTGCTGATCTGTGACTCAAGAAGATCTTCTTTGAAGAGACGAGAGTTATTAGCCTCTAGTTGTTCTAAGACATCGATCGTAGACATGGTTTTAATTTACCATGCCACGGTCACTAATGTCATGACTCTTCGATACTTGTTTCTCTTCTCTTCTTTGTTGATTTATGAGAAAAAACTTGCGTTTCTACAGGTTTTTCTTCCTTTTCTGGTTCTGTTACCGGTGTATTCACCATCGAAATATCGGTTTTGATTTCGTCTACAAGAACCTTTTCGCCTGTATCTTTTAAAAGAACGGGCGGGTCTAGTACGACTACGCCTTCTTGAGGAGAAGAGGCGATAACATTTCCAACCGCCTCAAGAAAATTGCTTTCAGAAGGCGCCGAAACCCCCATTTTTTCGCATTTTTTCTGTAGCGTAGCGAAAGTAAAAATTCCAGATGAATTAATAAATTCCTTGAGATTAGTCTTCCTCTTCTTTAACAAATCGACTAGCCTAATAGGCGGAAGCTTTTTAACGCTAAATTTTGACATTTTTCCTCTTTCGAATATTATTCTGTTACTTCTAAAGTATGCAGCAACTCAGAAATTACATTTTGAAATTGAGGTGACGCAGAAACGTTACGAATCTTTTCGTCTGTCATATCAAGTCCCCATTCACGGTCAAAGGCTTCGGCAAATTTTGTCATAACCCTTAGAATATAATTTCTGGCTGACGAATGATTCATCACGAATCCAATTTCTGACATGATGTCAGCAATCTCGCGATAATTGATACCATCGTCATCGAGTACCGTCGCATAGCCCTTAATGCTCTTCTTATTGTTCATGGTTTAATTCTTTGCAGCGCGTATTTTCTATTTTGAATTTCTAGTAATCTATCGTTAAGAATGTTTTGTACGTTAGTTTCGTTTTGCTGAGCTTTTATTTGTTGAGTTACTTCTAGGAAGCGCAATCTTCGTAAACAGGAAAAAGAAAAGATGAGATTGATAAAAGAAATGACAAGCGAGACTATGTCAGAATAGATCATAAGAGTCCTTGCCCCGACGTAATCATGTTGGCTTCGTCTTCCGTAACCTGGTAATCCTTCGCTTCTACATCTTCATAAAGACCAAAACGTAACCTTAGAATTGCCGCCTCTTTTACTGACAGATTTGACATGACATTCTTGACGATAATCAACGTTTCCTTTTTCGCTAAAGACTCGAATGGATTATTGGCGAGGTTAGAATCTTCCAGCTTATCCCCTAGCGTTGAATTACCGTCTTCGCCAACTTGTTGATGAATAGAAATAATGTTTTTTCCAGATTGCATCGTCGCTTTGACGACGGTCTCTGATACATCAATTAATTCTGATAATTCTTCCGAGGTAGGACCGTAACCTTTTAGTTCCGTAAATGCATCAGTAGCTTGTATTAACTTTTTTTGCGCCGAAGCTGCATGCGCCGGTAATCTAATGATCTTCTTGCGTTTTAAAATATACTGACTAATCGATTGCTTAATCCACCACGTTGCATAAGTTGAAAATCTAAAGCCTTTCGTCCAGTCGAACTTATCGATCGCCTTAAGCAAGCCCAAATTACCTTCTTGAATAAGATCTTCGAGAGGAATATTGTGTCCCTTCTGCTTCTTCGCTAAGTAAATAACTAATCTAAGATTAGACTCTGTCAATTTCTGCCTCGCTTTATCAGCATCAGAGCCTCCTTTTTCGTACGTTTGAAAAAGCTTTATAAGCTCTTCGTGTTCCAATTGTGGATATGATTGTAACGACGAAAAATAACTAGAAATTGAGTTTTGCTTTGACAGATTATTTAACATTTCAGTTCATCTCAGGCGTAGTGCTCGTTTTAACCGTAGTATTTGCATCTGCGACGTCAGAAACAAAAGGTAGTTTCTTCATATACGCTGCGTGACTCTCCGAACGAATCTGACGAACGTTTTGCTCTCTCTGTAGATATGCGAGTTCAACCTCCCACAAAATTGGTTCGTGACCCATTGAAATCGCACGATTCCTCTCACGTTCTAGACGATTCATTCTATCATTAATAATCTCTTCGGACATGTAGCCGATATCGTCGAGACAAATAACTTCAGGCGCGCCGAGTTCAAATTCATTATCAAAATTCTTATTTTTCTTAGACATCGTATTTTCCTATCTTTGTAATTTAAAATCAATGAACGTCATTGTACATGGAACACATAACACGTTCCAATGCTTCGCTAAGTTCTTTTAAGAAAGTTACCGAATCAAAAAATTCGAGTTGCGTAATTTTATCATCACTCATAAGTTTAAATCTACCGTGACTTGAGACTTTGACTCGCAATCCCTCCTTAGCATAAATTGATTGCCAAATCTCTCTTCTCTCTGTAAGTGATACTACGTTTGACATATTGATACTTTAATCCATGTACTAAAAACTTTGCATCAGTGGTTAAGCTGAATCGTACCCCACTCATCCTTCGAGATTGTATAAATTACCTTTTTAACGCCACTTGCGCGCAAGCGCCCCTGGCAACTGACGCATGGTCTAGACATCGTCCACTCGTCTGTCGATCGCAAAACTCGAGCGACCCAAACGATTGAATCTGGAGTCAATTTTCTAACAAGTCTTGCCTCTGCATGATGAGTAGGGACAGTGTCTGTTGCAGCGACATTTTTTGCTGTAACGATAACCCCATCTTTTCGTAGACCAACAGCGCCTAAGCAAAAAGATCTATTATCGAATTTTTCTGGCTTGCCACGAGCGGCTTCTGCTGCCATTGCCAACATCCTTCTATCAATCGACATAAAGAAAATTTATCACATTCTTTCGAAGCTTTGCACTACTTAATTTGAGAGGAAAATTATATGGGAATTAATAACGGCATGAAAACATCGAAGAATGGACTGGAATTTATCGCGCGCTGGGAAGGCTGCATATTGAAACCGTATAAAGACATCGCAGGTCTTAGGACGATTGGAATCGGTCATCTAATAAAGCCTGGCGAAAATTTCCCTGACGGTGTAGAGATCACTAAAGAAAGAGCGCTGGAGATTCTCTCTGCAGACGTTAAACTTTGCGAAGATTCTATCAATGCGCGTATAAAAGTCCCTCTTAATCAAAATCACTTCGACGCGTTAGTTTCTTTCGGCTTTAACTGTGGCACAGGAGTGTATGTTATCTCTGATGTGTGTAAAGCCCTCAATCAAGGTAAATACGAAGAAGTTCCACAGAGACTTTTGGCGTGGAGCAAAGCAAAGATCAATGGTGTCTTGCAGGTTAATCAAGGCCTATATAATCGCAGAAAATCCGAGGGAGAACTATTCTCAAAGAAGATTGAAACTAGCACCCCTGTACCGCAGCCCGTCGTAGAATCGACCACGACTTGGACGGTGGAAATTTTAAAAGAAGCACAAACTTGTCTTAAGAAGTTAGGCTTGTATACGTTA